CATAAATGGGATGTAGATGAAGAAGGTAACAGAACTTATAGTCCATTAGAAGTAAGAGTACCAAGAATAGAGTTTGTAAGTTGTTGGGATTTTTATCCTGACCCTTCAGCTACTAATATGGAAGAATGTGAATTTATAATTCATAGACATAAAATGAATCGTAGTGAGTTAAGACAACTACGCAACATGCCATACTTTAACGAAGATGCTATTCGTGAATGTATTCAATATGGTCCAAACTATACTGAAAAAGATTACGAAGCTCAATTAAGAGATGATAGAAGAGCTGATGAAGATGTTAATAATAACTTTGAAGTGCTTGAATATTGGGGTATTATGGATGCTCAATATGCAAGAGAAGTTGGTATTGAACTATCAGATGCTATTGATGATTTAGATGAAGTACAAATTAATGCATGGATATGTGGTACTAAACTATTAAGAGCAGTAGTTAATCCATTTACTCCATACAGAATCCCATATCATGCTTTCCCATACGAAAGAAATCCATATAACTTTTATGGTATTGGTATAGCAGAAAATATGGATGATAGTCAACAGATTATGAATGGACATGCAAGAATGGCTATTGATAATTTAGCTATGTCAGGTTCGTTAGTATTTGATGTTGATGAGTCTGCTTTAGTTGGTGGACAATCAATGGAAATATATCCGGGTAAGATATTTAGAAGACAAGCAGGAATGCCCGGACAAGCAATACATGGATTAAAGTTTCCTAATACATCACAAGAAAACTTAATGATGTTTGACAAGTTTAGACAACTTGCAGATGAACAAACAGGAATACCAAGTTACTCACATGGACAAACTGGTGTTCAAAGTATGACAAGGACTGCCTCTGGTATGTCAATGTTACTTGGAGCATCTAGTTTAAATATAAAAACTGTTGTCAAAAATCTTGATGACTTTTTATTAAGACCATTAGGCGAATCATACTTTCAATGGAACATGCAGTTCTTAGAAGATGAGCTTGATGTTAAAGGTGATTTAGAAGTTAAAGCTACTGGAACAAATAGCTTGATGCAAAAAGAAGTAAGAAGTCAAAGATTGACTATGTTCTTACAAACTGCACAAAGTCCTGCTATTGCTCCATTTGTTAAGATTTCTAAACTTGTAAGTGAACTAGCCTATAGCTTAGATTTAGACCCTGATGAAATACTCAATGACCCTGAAGAAGCAGCTATCATGGCACAAATAATAGGAATGCAAAATGCTGGACAAACAAATGGCGAAGAAGTTGAACCCAATAGTCAACCATCCCCAATGGGAGGACTTCAAGGAGTACCTCAACAGCCTCAAGAGCTTGGGGTTACAGGAACTGGTGGTGGCAACATCGGAACAGGAAATGTACCGATTGCAGGGGAGACTGAATTTTCTGGTACGCCTAGAGCAATTGCCGGAGCAAATCAAGGAAGCATTGAATAGAAAAGAGGAAATATAATATGCCACATGGAAAAGGAACATACGGAAGTAAAGTAGGAAGACCACCTAAACAAGAAGGTGGTGAAATGTCTATGGATGACCAAATGAAAATGGCTATGGATATAGATTCAGAAGAAAAAGAAACACATACAATGCCGGATGGAACTGTAATGCCCGGTGCTACCCATGAAGAATATATGAAAGAACAACAACTTCCAGATGAACAAATGGAAGATAACTATTTAGATTTTATAATTGATGAAGCATTAAGTGAAGAAGAAGAAGAAATGCTTATGTCAAAACTAGAACAAGATGAGCAACTATCAATGCTATTTGATAAAGTATTAGAAGTTGCTTCAGAATTTGCTGGGTCTGGTCCTGTTGATGGACCGGGTTCAGGAGTCTCTGATTCGATACCTGCAAGGTTATCGGATGGAGAATTTGTCTTTACTGCAAAAGCTACAGAAGAAATCGGAGCTGATGAATTGATGCGTATGATGAAAGATGCTGAAGCTCAAGCAGATGGAAGACAAAAATTATTTACGGGTACTACACCCTTGAGTGAAGAAGAAAAAATATTAGAAGGAGTTGAAATTAGCGATTCTCAAAGAGTAGCTAGAAAAATTTCTGATAATATGCTTGACCCTTATACTCAAGATAGGTATGTCCGTAGCTAACAAGCGATAGAGCTACCCTATTAGCGTAGGCACTCTATCAAACTAAAACCGAAAGGCGACCTTTACAAGACAAGCCCTGCAAGTGCACATCGCAGCTACCTTGTTAAACGAAGCCCTGATTAGGAGAAAAGAAAATGACTAATAAAGTCCAAAAAGAGGAAACGCCAAATCCTTATAACGCAAATAAACCTTGGCACAAAGGCGATGATAAACCTTTTATATCATCAGAAAATCTTTATTTTGAAGAACCTTCTGATAAAAATAAACTTTTTAACAGCAACGATGTTACTGAAATTGAAGCTGAAGGAAGTGTAAATAGAGAAGAACTGGAAACTAAAAAGGATACTCCTTATAAAAAACCAGACTACAAAAAAAGATATGATGATTTAAAAAAACATTACGATAATAAACTTACCGAGTTTAAACACAGAGAAGAAGAGTTATTAAATCAAGTTCAACAACCTGAATATAAAGCTCCAAAGACTGAAGAAGAACTAGAAAAGTTTAAAACAGATTATCCTGATGTGTATGAAGTTGTAGAAACTGTTGCTCATATGCAATCGGAGACTAAAGCAAAAGTTCTAGAAGAACGCCTTAGTAAACTCCAAGAAAGAGAAGAACAATTAATACGACAAGATGCAGAAAAAAGGTTAAATGAAAGACATCCTGATTTTGAAGATATTAGAAACAGCGATGATTTTCATACATGGGCAAAAGAACAGCCT